AGCCCTACAGAAATGCGTACTGCATTTGGCGGTCCCTTGTATCAAATGCTCAACCCTGGCGCACGACAAATCGTAGATAACCTTGGCTTGCGTGGTCAGGGTATCGGCGGGTTAGCAGCTATGGCTTTTGGGCCTGGCAAAGTTAAAGCACCAGCCACTATTATGAAACGGGTTGATAAGTTAATTAAAAAATATAGAAAGCAACGAGCTAATTATGAAAGAGAGTTAGCTAACGTGCCCTATGATGGTATGCCAGCACAAAGAGCTGCTGATAAATATTTAAACAGTTTAAAAAAAACTCAAGCAGAGTTAGAAATGGTTTACGATAGAAATAGAGGCTTTGGCTTAGGTGATTATATAAGATCAGGTATTGCTGCTAATTAGTATTTATGACCAACCCAAATTTTTCGCACCTCTCTGATTCTGAAATACGTGAAACCCTCATGTTGCAAGAACGGTTGCAACTATTACAACAACAAAAAGACTGCCAAGGTAATTTTTTAGAGTTTGTCAATTACATGTGGCCAGAATTTATTTGTGGTCGCCATCACAAAATATTTGCCCAAAAACTCCAAGAGGTAGCAGAAGGTAAGTGCACTCGGTTAATAATTAATATGCCACCAAGGCACACCAAGTCTGAATTTTGTTCTACCTATTTTCCTGCCTGGATTATGGGTAGGCAACCCAAACGTAAGATTATGCAAACGACGCATACCGGCGAACTTGCTGTTCGCTTTGGTCGTAAAGTTAGAAACATGATGGATACGGACGAATACAAACGTATCTTTGAGAATGTAAAACTGCAAGCTGATTCAAAGTCAGCCGGACGTTGGGAGACTGACAAAGGTGGTGAATATTTTGCCGCTGGTGTAGGTGGTGCGATAACAGGTCGTGGTGCGGACTTATTAATAATAGATGATCCCCACTCCGAACAAGATGCTTTAAGTCCAACCGCTATGGATGCTTGTTGGGAATGGTACACCTCTGGCCCCCGACAGCGTTTACAACCAAAAGGTGCTATTATTTTAGTGATGACTCGTTGGAGTGCGTTAGATTTAACGGCACGTTTATTAGAGGGTCAGAAAGAAGCGACAGCAGATCAGTGGGATATTGTAGAGTTTCCCGCTATTTTTGAAGAATCAGGTAATCCATTATGGCCAGAGTTTTGGGACAAGACAGAATTAGAAAAAGTAAAAGCTTCCCTGCCTACGCAAAAGTGGAATGCGCAGTGGATGCAAACTCCTACCGCCGAAGAAGGCTCAATTATCAAACGCGAGTGGTGGCAGCCCTGGAAAAATGAATCGTTACCGCCAGTTAAATATATAATTCAAAGTTATGATACGGCTTTCTCCAAAAAACAAAATGCTGACTACTCAGCTATATCTACTTGGGGTGTTTTTCAACCTACACCGGATGAACCTGATTCAATTATTTTGCTTGATTGTCAACGTGGTCGCTGGGATTTTCCTGAGCTCAAACGTATAGCGTACGAAGAATATAAATACTGGGATCCTGACATGACGATTATTGAATCTAAAGCCTCTGGTACGCCACTTACTCACGAGTTACGCAGATTAGGCATACCAGTAGTTAATTACTCGCCCACTAGAGGACATGATAAGTCTACCAGGATGCACTCAGTAGCACCTATTTTTGAGTCTGGTCTAGTGTGGGCACCAGAGCGTAAGTTTGCAGATGAGATGATAGAGGAGTGTGCTGCCTTCCCTTTTGGTAAAAATGATGATTTATGTGATACTATGACTCAAGCGCTGATGCGTTTTAGAGAAGGAGGGTTAGTCTCATTAAATGATGACTACTTAGAGGACAATAGACCTCCAGTTAAAAGGGTATATTATTAATGGCAATAGAAAAGCAAAACAATCAGCCTGAAGTTCAACTTGAAGGGACTGAGGATATGACAGTTGCCTTAGAGGCAATCGAGGAAAGCGGGGAACAAGATTTTGAAATTCAAGAGGATGGGAGTGCTGTTTTAATAGGTGAAGAAGAACCTATGCAAACAGGCTTTGATAGTAACCTTGCTGAAGTAATAAGTGAAAGTGAACTCGGCAGAATAGCTAGTTCATTACGTGACGGTATTGAAAAAGACAAAGCATCACGTGAGGATTGGGAAAAAACCTATACGGATGGCCTAAAGTATTTAGGCATGAAGTTTGATCAAGAAAGATCTGAGCCTTTTGAAGGTGCTTCAGGTGTCATACATCCACTTTTAGGTGAAGCAGTCACTAATTTCCAAGCGCAAGCCTACAAAGAACTGTTGCCTGCTAACGGTCCAGTCAAAACTCAAGTCGTTGGTGCTTATGATGCTGCTCTAGAGGAGCAGGCGCAACGTGTTTCTGACTTCATGAACTATCAAATAGTGCATGTAATGGAAGAATATGACGAAGAACTCGACCAAATGCTATTTTATTTACCATTAGCCGGTTCAGCATTTAAAAAAATCTATTATGATGAGTCATTAGGGCGTGCAGTATCTAAATTTATTGCTCCTGAGGACTTAATAGTGCCATATTTCACTACTGACCTAGAAACTTGTCCTAGAATTACGAATGTAGTCAAAATGCCAGAGAATGAAGTGGCTAAAATGCAGGCTATGGGCTTTTATCGTAAGGTAAAAGTGTCGTATGGCGAAGATACAGCCCAATATGGACAAGTAGAAGAAGAAATAGATGAATTATCAGGTATGGAGCCCGGTTATGATACCGGTGAGGTGTCTGTTTTATACGAAGTTCACTGTAATTTAGAGATAGATGGCTTTGAAGATGTGGATGCACAAGGCAATATGACCGGTGTTAAACTGCCATATATCGTCACAATAGACAGCAATAACAACAATATTCTTAGTATTTACCGTAATTACGCTGAAAATGATCCGTTGCGACAAAAAATTGAATATTTTGTGCATTTTAAGTTTTTACCAGGTTTAGGATTCTATGGTTTTGGCTTAACCCACATGATTGGTGGTTTATCCAAAGCATCAACCTCCATATTAAGACAATTAATTGACGCTGGTACTTTAGCTAACTTGCCTGCTGGTTTTAAAACACGTGGTATTAGAATTAGAGACGAAGATACACCAATCCAGCCAGGAGAATTTAGAGATGTTGATGCTCCAGGTGGGTCATTACGAGAATCTATCCAACCCTTACCATTTAAAGAGCCTAGTGGCACACTTTTAAGCTTACTTAATATTTTAGTAACTTCAGGTCAAAGATTTGCCTCTATTGCAGAGATAAATGTAGGTCAAGGTAATCCAAATGCACCTGTAGGTACCACACTTGCCTTGTTAGAGCGATCAACTAAAGTATTATCTGCTATACATAAAAGATTACACAACTCACAACGCAAAGAGTTTCAAATACTAGCAAATGTATTTCAAGAGTATTTACCGCCTGAATATCCTTACGCTATAGCTGGCGGTAATAATCAAGTTAAACTATCTGATTTTGATGAGAGAGTTGATATATTTCCTGTCTCCAATCCAGATATATTTAGCCAGTCACAAAGAATCGCTATGGCGCAAGAAATGATGCAGTTAGTGCAATCTAATCCAGAAGTGCACGGCCCAACAGGTATCTATGAATCTTATAAACGTATGTATGCGGCTATTGGGGTAGATAATATCGATCAGATATTGACACCACCTCCAAGTGGTGAGCCACAGCCAGTCGAGGCGGGGTTTGAGAATAATCAGTTACTGTTAGGCAATGTGGCCAAGGCGTTCCCCAATCAAAACCATGATGCCCATATTGCTACCCACATGTCGCTGCTCAATACTCCGCCCGTTCAAATGAATGCCCAGGTTCAATCATTAATTCACTCACACATAATGGAGCATTTGCAGATGAAAGCTGATGTGTTGGCACAACAACAAATGCCAGCAGAAGTGTTACAACAGTTTCAACAATTACAGGCGCAGGCACAACAAGTATCACCCGCCCAACAACAACAGTTGGTAGTTGAGGCAAATAATATATTGGCACAGTACTCGGCACCTATCATGTCTGAACTAATTGCAGAATATACGACTAAAATATCATCACCAGAGGACGAAGATCCGCTAGTAGCTATTAGAAAACAAGAACTTGCACTCAAAGGTCAAGAGTTAGCACTTGATCAACAACAGTTTATTGCACAAGAGCAAAGAAAAGCTGAAGATTCTGCTAGACGTGCACAAATAGATCGTGAGCGCATTAATGCTAGTGAAGATATAGCAGAAATGCGTGACGATACTGCAAGAGCACGACTCGATCAGCAAAGGTTGTTTAAAAATATAGATTTACAAAATAGACAATAAGTGTTGCAAAAAATAATTTAACCCTACATAATTAACAGCATGATTAAACGTACAACAGTAAATCAACAGAAAACACCAAAAGTTTTAACTAATAAAAATGGTTATAGCAATAAAGGTACGGTCCCCCTAAAAAGCAACGCAGGTACTTTCGATACTAATACCACTCCAAAACCAGGTATGGGTAAAGGTAAAGCAAGAGGTATGGGTGCAGCTGAATTTGGTGGCAAGTTTTCTGGTGTTTATTAATGTCCGAAGCTTGGCTAAGTAAAAAGTATCTGAAAGAACTAGAACTTAGAAGGGAGGATGTGCAGGACACTTTACTCGCAGGGTGTAAAGACCATGCGCAATACGAATATCTGCGGGGGCGCTACAGTTCTCTGGCTGACGCAGAAAATATTTTTAGAGAACTGCTAGGAAGGGTAATACAAAATGACATCGAAGATACAGGTACCTGATCACATAGCCAAAGAAATCGAAGCCGAACAGGCACAATCAGAAAAACAAGAAACCACAGAACAAGAGTCTAAGCAAGAACTGCCTTATGTTTCACAAGAGGCTAGAGTTCTTGATCCAACATTATTAGACAAATCAGTTTTAGAACGTATGCCGCAACCTACTGGTTGGCGCATGCTAATACTACCGTACGCTGGTAAGGGCGTAACAGAAGGTGGTATTCAGTTAGTGCAATCACATGTAGATAGAGAAAGACTAGCTACGGTTGTTGGCTATGTTGTAAAGATGGGACCTGACTGCTATAGCGATAAATCAAGATTTGATAAGCCTTGGTGTCAGGAAAAACAATGGGTGTTAATAGGTAGGTATGCCGGAGCACGTTTTAAACTTGGAGATGAATCTGAATGCAGAATCATTAATGACGATGAAGTGATAGCAACGATACTTGATCCTAATGACATTCTTGCAATTTAGGGAACAATATGGAAGAAGCAATAAAACAAGAAGAAGTACAAGAAGAAGCAGTTGTTGATGAGGGAGAAGTTATTGAACTTGATGAAGAGGTAACTGAAGAACCAGCAGCATCAACAGAAAGTGAGCCAGTTGAAGAAGCTGAGGTAGAACAACCTGCTGAAGCGCAAGAAGAAGAACTTACAGATTATAGTGATAAAGTTCAGAAACGTATCAACACGTTGACTCGTAAATTACGAGAAGCAGAACGTGGTCAAGATTATGCAGCGAAGTATGCGCAAGAAATGCAAAGGCAAAACCAAGCCTTGCAACAACAGGCTCAGACGTTACAACAATCCACATATTCAGAATCTCAAAACAGACTGACGGCACAAAAAGCTCAAGCTATAGAGGCATTAAAACAAGCACATGAAAGCTCTGACTTTGATAAAGTTGCAAAAGCCCAAGAGGTGCTATCGCAAATAGCTGTGCAAGAAAATAATGTGACGCAAAATTTACAAGCTATTCAAGCACGACAAGAACAGGCTCAAGCAGAACCTCAACAGCCTATACAACCACAACAACCTGGCATCCATCCAACCACAGAGGCCTGGATTAATAACAATAGATGGTTTTTGGAAGATGAAGATATGTATAACAGTGCTCAAGTTATTGACAGAGAGCTTGTTAGTGAAGGTTATGTTGAAGGTTCAGATGAATACTTTGCTGAAGTAGATAAAAGAATTAGGGTAAAACATCCTGACAAATTTGATGACGTAGCGGTAAAACCGAGACCTCAACAAAAGGTAGCTTCGGCTAACAGGTCTGTAGGGAAAGCTGGTAAGAAACAAGTAAAGTTGTCTCCTAGCGAAGTAGCTATGGCAAAAAAATTAAACGTACCTTTGAAAGAGTACGCAAAATATGTTAAAAGGTAATAAATATGACAGATAATACTGACAAACAAAACAGAACTTCTCGTTCTGCCGACACTCGAGCTAGTAATGATGCTCGCAAACCTTGGAGCCCACCATCAATGTTGGACACTCCTCCTGCGCCTGAAGGTTATACTTACAGGTGGATACGTGCCGAACTCGTAGGTGCGGAAGATAAAAAGAATGTAACATCAAGAATGCGTGAAGGTTTCGACCTGGTGCGTTCTGAAGAGTTACCAGACTTTGAGCTTCCTACCATAGATAACGGTAAACATGCAGGCGTAGTATCAGTTGGTGGTTTGCTATTGGCTAAGATTCCTAATGAAACACGGGAAGAGAGAAACTCCTACTTTCAAAACCGTGCATCAACGCAGCAAGAAGCCGTTGATAATGATCTTCTAAGAGAATCAGATCCAAACTCTCCAATTTTAAATCCAGAGAGAAAAAGCAAAGTAACTTTTGGCGGTGGTCAACGAAGTTGATTACTAAATATACATTTTAAATATATAGGTGATTTATTATGGCAAATAAGAATGCCCCATTTGGTGCAAGACTTGTTGGCGCACTTGGTTCAGGACCTACTTCTAACGGTACAACTGAATACGAGATCGCTTCAGGTGCATCCGGGAACATTTTTTCAGGCGACCTAGTAAAAATGACCAATGCTGGTACTATTTTAGTAGCTGCTGCTGGTGATGAAGCATTAGGTGTGTTTAGAGGCTGTAAGTTTACAAACTCTTCAGGAGAAGTTGTTTTTAGCTCACATTTCCCCGACGGCACAGTTTCGTCTGATATTGTTGCATTCGTGCATGATGACCCACACGCTGTATTTGAGATTCAAAGTGCAGGTTCTCCAGCTCAAACTGATGTCGGTTTGAACGCTGATATATCCTATACATCTGGCTCTACCAAAACTGGTATGTCAGCTATGGAATTATCAGGAACAACAGCCGCAACTACTGCGACTTTTAGAATTATGGGCTTTAGTACAGATCCAGATAACAGCACAACAGGTTCAGCAAACGTGAATGTAATAGTCAAGTTTAATGAGCACTTCTATATCGACCCAACAGGAGTATAAATAAATGGCAATAAATAGAGCGCAATTAGCGAAAGAATTAGAGCCTGGTTTGAACGCCTTATTCGGTATGGAATATTCTCGTTACGAGGCTCAACATTTAGAGATTTACGAAAGTGAATCTTCAGATAGAGCATTTGAAGAAGAAACTCTAATCGTAGGGTTTGGTAATGCTGAAGTAAAAGCAGAAGGTAGCGGAGTCAGATTTGATAACGCTAACGAAGGCTACACTTCACGTTATACCCACGAGACAGTGGCTTTAGCTTTTGCTCTTACAGAAGAGGCTATCGAGGATAATCTTTATGACAGACTTGGCGCAAGATATACCAAAGCACTAGCTAGATCTATGGCGAATACAAAGCAAATCAAAGCAGCAGCGGTACTAAACAATGCGTTTAGTGTTACTGGTGGCGATGGTAAAACTTTGATTGCAACAGATCATCCACTAGGCGGCGGTGGCTCACTAGCAAACAGAGCTACAACTATGGCTGACTTAAATGAGACATCTCTTGAAGATAATCTTATTAGTATTTCTACATTTACAGATGATAGAGGTCTTAATATAGCGCTTCAGGGAATGAAACTTATTGTTCCACCACAGTTGGTATTTGTTGCAGATAGACTACTTAACTCTCCAGGTAGAGTTGGTACTTCAGATAACGACATCAATGCTGTAAACAACATGGGAATGTTGCCACAGGGTTATGTAGTTAATAACTATCTAACAGATACAGATGCTTATTTCATTAAAACCGACTGTCCTGACGGCTTTAAGTATTTTGAAAGATCTCCAATGCAAACTGCATTAGAAGGTGATTTCGATACCGGTAATATGAGATATAAAGCTAGAGAGAGATATTCATTCGGATACTCAAACTTTAGAGCCGTATTCGGTTCTCAAGGTGCTTAATAGGAACGATTTATTGTAGCGTTTCCAACTCAACTACAATTTTCTAAGGGAGCTTTGGCTCCCTTTTTTGTTGCTAAGGTAATCAATAAAGTATAGAATTTAAGAGGTTATAAAATTAATTAGCTTGATGAGGGCCGTAAGGTTTCCATTAATACAAGATAAAGGAGTTCATAATGGCTAATCCACATTTTCAAAACTTAATACTATGGGCAGGTAATACTGTTGCTACGGAGCACAAGAAAAACCAACCTATGTTTGCACCATATCCGTCAGATCAGACGTTTTATATGTATCACAATGACTTTTTTACATATAACTCTGGTGATTGGACGATTACAACTACAGAAGCTGGCACAGGAAGTGCATCTGAAGCTGTAACTTCATCAGCAGGTGGAGCTTTATTGCTTACTAACGCTGCTGGAGATAACGACTTAGACTTTTTACAATTAAAAGGTGAAGGTTTTAAACTTAGCACAAGTAAAAAAGCTTATTTTTCAGCTAGATTTAAAGTAAATGACGTAGACCAATCAGACTTTGTGATGGGTCTTGGTATTACCGATACCACACCACTTGATACAACAGACGGTGTATTTTTTATCTCAGCAGATGGAGATGCAGGTCTAGATTTCTTAGTTGAGAAAGACAATACAGCTACAACCACTGAAGATGTAGCAACCATGGCTGATGATACTTTTATCACAACCACTTGGTTTATTGATCCAGATGCCTCTAAAGTATTTTACTCAGTAGACAATGCTGCTCCAGTTGGTGTTGCAATTACAAACCTACCAGATGATGAGGAACTAACCGTATCATTTGGTATTCAAAATGGTGAAGCTTCAGCACAAACTATGACTATTGACTACGTTGTAGCAGCAGTCGAAAGATAGGAGTAAACAATGGCAGATGCAGTAACCTCACAAACTATCCAAGATGGTGAGAGAGTCGCAGTATTAAAATTTACTAATGTATCAGACGGTACAGGTGAGTCGGCAGTAAAAAAGGTTGATGTTTCAGCTTTAAATCCTAATAAAGCAGGTGAATCTTGTACGAGTGTTTCAATAGCTCGTATTTATTGGGCTTGCGTTGGGATGCGAGTGAACATAGAGTTTGATGCTACATCAAATGTTTTAGCTATGCCATTACCAGCAGATAGCACAGGAGATGAATATTACGATTTGTTTTCTGGTATACCCAATAATGCAGGCTCAGGCGTGACTGGTGACATAGACTTTACTACGGTTGGACACTCTAGCGGTGATGCTTATTCTATTATTTTAGTTTTAAATAAAAATTATTAATGAATGGCAGAGTACAAAGGCAAAACTGTAACACTTAATAGACCTAGGGCTATCCCAAAGGGTAGCCCTGGATATGGTAAAAAACGTAAAGAAGTCTTTGTTAAAAATCCATCTACGGGAAAAATAAAGCGTATTGCTTTTGGAGATGCTAAATTGGGCATGCATAAGAATGATCCAAAAAGAAAAAGGTCATACTGTAAACGGAGTGAAAAACTAGGTAATGACAGAATGAAAGCAAATTATTGGGCAAGAAGGGATTGGGACTGTTGAGTTATCATTACACTAAAGAATTAGATAAATTAATAAAAGGCCTTGAAAAAGCCTCTAAGTCTCATGCAGCTCAAGTTAAAGTGCTAGAAAAGATAGTAGCACAAACAAAAAAGGCTAGAAATGCCAGCAAGAAAAAAAAGAGATCCTAAAGTAGGCACAGGTAAAAAACCAAAAGGCTCAGGTCGCCGCCTGTATACAGACGAAAATCCTAAAGACACCGTATCTATCAAATACGCAACAATTCAAGATGCTAAAGATACAGTTGCAAAAGTAAAAAAAACAAGAAAACCGTTTGCTAGGTTAATACAAATATTAACAGTAGGAGAACAAAGGTCTAAGTATGGCGGTAAACCAAGGCAAGCAGAAATATTTAGACGTGGCAAGGACGCTATTAGAAAAAAACACGGCAGAATTAAATAATGTATCCTGTTTACAATAAATTTTATTATAAGCCACTACCTGACTGCGTTGAGGTGCAAAAAAGTCCAATAGAAGGCCACGGTTTATTTGCAATTGAAAATATAAATGCAGATTTTGATTTAGGTATGTCGCATATTAAAGTGCCAATAATAAATGGTTATGTAAGAACCTCTATAGGCGGTTTTTTAAATCACTCAGATGATGCCAATTGTTTTTTAACAGAAGAATTAGATTGGGATGATTATAGGGTATATAATGTTTTTACTGCTAGAAAGATTGAAAAAGGTGAGGAACTTACTTTAAACTATCATTTAGACGGATTAAATTATGGCGAAGAAAGCAAAGAGTAAAGGTAAAATATGTCCAGAGGGTAAAGCCTGGGCTAAAAGAACTTTTGATGTTTATCCCAGCGCTTATGCCAATTTAGCTGCCTCCAAATATTGTAAAGATCCAAATTATGCAAAAAAAGCTAAAGGTGGTAAACGAAAAGGTAAAAGGTTTGGTGGTCCTATACGAGGTCAAGGTATAGTTATGCCGGATAGATTAAGATGAGCAAAGGGCAGTTACAAAGTTGGCTTGATGAAGATTGGGTAAGATTAGGGGCTGATGGCTCTATAAAAGGCTCATGCGGTGGTAGAAAGAAAGCTGAGGGTAAGCCTAAATGTATACCAAGGAGCAAAGCAAATAAGCTATCTAAGTCAGAACGTGCTAAACTTGTAGCTAGGAAAAGAAAAAAGGATCCAAATCCAAACAGAAAAGGTAAACCAATTATGGTATCTAATAAATTAAAAAAAGGCGGCACACCATTAGCAAATCCAAAAAAAGCTGATCTTAATAAAGACGGTAAACTTTCTTCTTATGAAAGAACAAGGGGGCTTGCTATAGAAAAAGCTATGAGGAAACAGAATCGTGCTAAAATGAAAAAAGGTGGCTTTATAGCTAAAGGTTGTGGTGCGGTTATGAACAATCGCAGAAAAGTTACCACCATAAGTTAGGAGATAATATGCCAAAGAAAAAAAGTGATGTAGACCCAAAATTACAAGCAAGACTTGACGCAAAAGTTAGACCAGATGCGCCAGTTTCAGATGATCGAATTATCTTAGATGCAAAAGGTAATGTCGTAAAACCAAAGAAAAAGGCAGCTGCAAATAAAAAAACTAAGAAAACTACAAAGAAAAAGTGAGGAACTAAATGTTTAAGAGAACTAAAATGTACGCTATGGGCGGCGGAGTGAAAGGGAGAAAATACGCTGCTAAAGGCGGTGGTATGAAAAAAACTAAATATATGGCTGGTGGCGGAGCCGCTAAAGGATCTAAGTATATGGCCAGAGGTGGAGCTATGAAAGGTTCTAAGTATATGGCCAGAGGTGGAGCTATGAAAGGTTCTAAGTATATGGCTGCTGGCGGTGGCATGAAAAGATCAAAGTATGCATCCGGTATGGGAGCAAATAAAAAATCTAAATATAGAGCAAAAGGCGGCGCAAGATAATTAAGACATAAGGGGGAACTATGTCATATTTAATTTCCAACATACCGCAGTTTAAATGTTGGGTTCGTAGAGAATTTACTGCAAATCATCAAAACTATCATGGTGAATACCTGCATGCATTAGCATTCGCAGTCAACACTATTCCAGACAGATCATTATCATTTCAAGTTGTGTTCACAGGTTGTGAAACTGATTTTGAAGGCTATCCAGACGAAAACGTACACGGTGGCGCTATGTGGGCAAGAATGCCAATAGAGGCACTTGTAGCTGACATAAAGCTAGATGAATGGCCAAAAGCTATGGAGGATCATTTAGCTCAACCTTGGGATTGTCTTAGTCATCATCATTCTGTTGTTGTTCTAGATAGAGTCAGCTCATCACCTTGGATATGCAAAATTGGTGGTGAATTTTATACCGGTAGATATATGTTTACGGTAGATTATACAGAGCACAGTATCGCTGATGATCCTGCGCAACATAAACAAAGTCATGTGCTATACTTAACGGACGCTGGTGAATATACTGGTAATTTTGTAGCTTTACCTAATAATAGAGTTAGAGCAACGAATCCAGCTTTATGGCGTACTGGAGAGGGTCCACCAGATTTTTCTCCAAGTCAGTATATACATTCGGCTGAAAAACATGAGAGTTATATGGATCCGGATATAACGTTTGATAATCTATATAACCAGGGAGATAGAGAATAATGGCGTTATCAGGAAGCACAAACTTCGAACCTAATATAACTGAGTTTATTGAAGAAGCTTATGAAAGATGTGGCCTTGAGTTAAGAACAGGGTATGATTTAAAAAGCGGCATCAGATCAGCTAATTTAATGTTAGCAGAATGGGCAAATAGAGGCCTAAATCAGTGGACGATAGAACAAGCAACTCAAACGGTTACAGAAGGCACTAGCAGTTATTCACTTAATTCAAATATTATAGATGTTTTAGACGTTGTTCTACGTAGAACAGTGAATGATGTGCAAACTGATATAAGCATGAATAGGATTAGTAGATCAGAATATATTAATATCCCAAACAAAAATACCAAAGCAAGACCTTCACAATTTTTCTTAGATAAATTAAGCACACCATCTTTAAAAATATGGCCTGCACCTGAAAACTCTACAGATGTACTAGTATTTAATAAGCTTGTTAGAATGGATGATGCAGATGCGGCAACAAATACTATGGATATGCCATTTAGGTTTTTCCCTTGTTTTGTAGCAGGGTTAGCTTATTACATATCACAAAAAAGAGCACCACAACTTACTCCACAACTTAAATCTTTGTATGAAGAAGAATTTAGGAGAGCGGCAGACCAAGATGAAGATAGAGCTTCATTTAAAGTAAGGCCAAGACTTAGAGTTCTTTAATGGCGTACGCAACTGGCAAATTTGCAAAAGCTTTATGTGATAGATGCGGTTTTGAATATAAGTTATTAGATCTTAAAGAAGAATGGAACGGATTAAAAACTTGTAGAAGTTGTTATGAGCCAAAACACCCACAATTAGAGCCACTAACGGCAACCGCTGATCCGGAGGCTCTATATAAGCCTAGGCCTAATAATGATCATGAAGTTGGCGAAGGTTTTGTTGTAGTAGTCAACAATGATATTACTAGATACAATACTATGAACCCAGCAACTTTGGGCACTAACTTTAGTGTAAGTGAAATGACAGGAGGCTTAGGGACGGTTACAATACAAATATCATGACATTAGCAGAGTTAAAAACATTAATACAAAACTATACAGAAAATACTGAAACTACATTTGTAAATAGTTTAGATGATTTTATTGAAAATGCAGAAAATAGAATATTTGATTTGGTGCAGTTTGATTATTTTAGAAAAAACGTAACTGGATCACTAACAACTGGTAATACGTATTTAACAACTCCAACAGATTATCAACTAAGTTTTTCATTAGCTGTTGTAGATAGCAACGGCGACTATCATTACTTAGACAAGAAACATCCATCTTTTATGCGTGAATACAGCGTAGACCCTACAGATTCAACGCTAAGGGGTCTACCAAAGTATTACGCTGATTTTGATAAAGAGCTCTCTACAGCGTCTAACAATGGATCTACTATTATTGTAAGTCCAGTGCCAGATGCTAATTACACAGTAGAGTTGCATTATCTTTACAAACCTAATTCACTGGTTACTGATACAACAGGAACCTGGCTATCTAATAATGCTAGGAATGCTCTGTTGTATGGTAGTTTAATTGAAGCTTATATATTTATGAAGGGGGAACAAGATCTTCTACAAGCTTATGAGCAAAGATTTGCTTCATCTGTTAACAGATTGAAAAACAGAGCAGAAGCAAGAGGTAGAAGGGATGAATACCGATATGACTCTTTGAGGACTTCGGTATCGTAAAAAATTATGGAAAAAATCGAGAGCTTGAAAGGGGCGACTATAGCCATAGTCGGTATGGGAAAAAGTTGGTTTGATTATAATCTAGCTAAATCACACGGTACACATTTTGATGAAGTCTGGGCAATTAATGCCGTAGGCAGCGTAATTTATCACGATAGGGTATTTATGATGGATCCTGCGTCTAGATTTTTAGAATCAGATGATGCCGGCGGTCAAACAACTAGTATGGTCGAAATGTTACTTAACCACGAAGGGCCTATTTACACTTGTCAATTAGACGATAGATGTCCTGGTTTAGTAGATTATCCTGTTCATGAAGTCGTAAGAGACACCAACTGTCATTACCTTAACAATACCGTTGCTTATGCCATAGCATTTGCATACTGGAATGAAGTAAAAAATATCAAAATGTTTGGTGTTGATTTTTCTTACAAAGGTAATTTGCATTTTGCAGAGGCAGGAAGAGGTTGTGTAGAGTTTTGGCTATCAAAATGTATTAATGCAGGTATGCAAATAGAGGTTGCAGCATCCTCAACTTTATTAGATACGGACGTGCCTGCTCCTCAAAAACTATACGGTTACCATAGATTAGCCGATCCTTTAATTGTTTTTGAGGATGAATCTGGGTTAAATGTAAAAAATATTAGTGAAATAGAAATTACTAAAAAAGAACAAAAACCTGTCTTAGTTGATAGAAATGACTCACATTTAAAGCCACCGGAGCCAAATAAATGGTAAAAAAATATATTCACGTAAATCAACATAAAATAAGAGCTAATAAAAAAAATGGCACAAATGAGCCTGTTATAACGGTCAAAGAAGGCAGGACTAACACTTACTGCCACGAAGTTAAAATTACAGGTGAGGTAACAGTAAAGTATGGCGGTAATGACAAGCCATTATTGCCTTGTGGTGCAAGAGTAGTGATTGAAACTGATGGCTTTGTTGAAATATTAAATCCACAAAAATATTTAGAGGCTTGTGTAAATGAGTGATATAACCCCAGCAGGTATGCCTGAGCTTGGTGTAATAGAGGCAAAAACAACAAGTTTTGGTGGTCATCCTCCTGAGTTTTGGGCTGAAAGACTTACAGAAAAGATAGTGAGTTACTCAGAAGATAAAGATCCACATATAAGAGAACAAGCAAGAGCTTATAAAGATGCTATCTATCAGGTTTGTTTGATTTATATAAAAAATGCGTTAAAATCTTATAAAGCCTCTCTAATACAAGATTTAATCGGTGGTGGAGAGGAAGATTTAGCAAAAATTATTAGAGGTATTTAATATGGCTATAAGCTCTACTTTAACCACAAGTTTCAAAAAAGAACTACTTGAAGCTGTGCATAATTTTAAAAACTCTGGTGGTGATACCTTTAAATTAGCCTTATATACAAGTTCAGCTACTTTAGGTGCTACAACTACAGCTTTTACCACTACAGGACAAGCTAGTGGCACAAACTATACATCTGGCGGTAATAACCTTACAAGAGTTGATCCAACGTCTAGTGGTACTACCGGATTTACTGATTTCGCAGATTTAACTTTTGGAACTGCTACCATAACTGCAAGAGGTTGTATGATCTATAACTCTTCTGACAGTAATAAATCTGTTGCTACTATTGATTTTGGTGGTGACAAAACATCTACAGCTGGCGACTTTACAATAGTATTTCCAGCAGCAGCAGCAAGCACAGCGATTATCAGAATAGCCTAGCCTTATGGCTAATATAACTGGTTGGGGTCGAGGCACCTGGGGAGAAGGGCCTTGGAGTGAGCCTATACCAGTTACCCTTACAGGCGTAGTAGCTACAAGTGCGCTTGGTACTGTTTCAGTTGTAGCAAAAGCCAACGTATCCCCATCTTCTCAAGTAGCAACATCTGCATTAGGTACAGTTGCGGTTGACGCAGAGGCGAGTGTATCAATTAGTGGTCTATCATCTACTTCCGCACTTGGCACCATGTCAACAATTGCAAAAGCTAATGTTATACCGTCTGGTCAAGTAGGCACGAGTGCATTAGGAACCATAACTGTAAGCGGAAAAGCAAATGTTAGCGTTACCGGCTTAGCAGGAACTTCAGCTATTGGTGGAGTCGGGGTAAATGGTGATGCTGTAGCTAATGCTACTGGTGCAGTTGGATCGCTTGGCGGAGTTCTAGTTGACGTAGATGGCGAGGCTAATGTTGTAATTAATGGGGTAGCGGCTACAAGTGCAGTAGGATCAGTAACGACACATAATGCTGTTAAGTTTGGTATTGATGGCGTTGCTGTTACTGGGTCAGTAGGAAGTGTAACTATTGCATTAGGGGCCACAGTATTTCCGATAGGTGTTGAAGCAATAGGTAGCACCTTTGATGTCAACGTATGGGGTCTTGTAGACGAGTCGCAAACAAGAAATTTCTCTGATGTAACAGATACACAAACCTCTAGTTTTAGTGCAATAAATCAAACACAAACACAAAATTATGCTAATATTGATGATGACCAAAGTTCATCCTTTGCTGAAATTAATGAAACACAAACCCCAGATTGGGAAGAGGTAGCTTAAAAAATGGCAACGTATGTAAATGATTTAAGATTAAAAGAGATAGCAACAGGTGATGAGTCAGGTACTTGGGGGACCTCGACAAATACCAATTTAGAGCTGATTGCTGAAGCATTTAGCTTTGGTACAGAGGCGATTACAACTAATGCAGATACACACGCAACTACTATTGCAGACGGTTCTACAGACCCTGGTAGATCTATTTATTTAAAATATACAGGTACACTTGATTCAGCTTGTACTATAACGATTGGCCCAAATACCGTATCTAAACTATGGTTTATTGAAAACGGTACATCTGGATCACAAAACATTATTATTTCACAAGGATCTGGAGCAAACGTCACGATTCCAGCAGGTCATGTAAAAGCTGTATATTCAGACGGTGCTGGCTCTGGCGCAGCTATAGTAGATGCTTTTACCGATTTAAACTTAGCAGGCACTACAACTGTAGATGTTTTAAGTGGCAGCGGTAATGCAACTATTGGCGGCACATTAGGAGTAACAGGTATAGTTACCTTAACAGATGATCTTATTATAGGTGATGGTAAAACCATAGGATCTGCCTCTGATGTAGACGCTATGACTATAGCCTCTAACGGACAAGTCACTTTTTCACAAACTCTTATTGGTACTGCACTAGACATATCTGGCGATATAGACGTAGATGGCACATCTAACTTAGATGTAGTAGATATAGATGGAGCTGTAGATATGGCTTCTACTTTACAAGTAGACGGAGCTATTACATCCTCTTCCGCAGCCACTATAACGACAGCAGATAATAACCCACAAATGACTCTAGTTTCTACAGATGCAGATGCAAATGTAGGACCTGTTTTAAAATTATATAGAAACTCTAGTTCACCTGCTGATGATGATTTATTAGGAAGAATACAATTTACTGGCGAAGATGATGCTGGTAACGAAAGCACTTTTGCACGATTAAATGTAATAGCTACTGATATTTCTAATGGTTCTGAAGATGCAAGAATGGAGTTTGCACCAGCAGTAGCAGATGATTTTACGCCTACTATGAGTTTAACATCAGGTAATGTTGGTATAGGAACTACAAGTCCTACAGGTAAATTAGAGATAGCAGCAACAGGTACAAATGCAGCACCACACATAAAATTAGTAGAAGATAGTGATACTAGAGAGTTTAATATTTTTAACGATGGTTCAGGTAATGGTCATTTGGTTTTAGCTGATAGTGATGATGACACTCCAGATACTGAAATTGTTTTAAATGACAATGGCATTATTACAATGCTTACTGGTAATACAGAAAGGATGCGTATTAATTCTTCAGGAAATCTTATTTTAGGCACAACTACTGTAGCAGCAGCTAATACAGCAGCAGATGATTTTGTAATTAAAGGAAGTGGAACTGCTGTTGGTATGACAATATCGCAAGATAGTGATTCAGGAACAGGAACTATATTTTTTGGTGATACTTCAAGCAGTTCAGCAGCAGGTTTTAGATACAATCACAACACAGGTGATATGGCAATATCTGCTGAAGATAATGTTACCTTTGATTGTGATGCTATTGGAGTGGGAACTACAAGCCCTGGCAAATTGCTACATCTTAAAGGTTCAGCAGCGCAAATTAGAATTGAAGATAGTGATGGTACAAATCAAATAGCAGATATAACAAGTGATTCAGGCGATATGTTTCTTACTAGTAGAAACAACACTTCACACGGAGAAATAATTTTTAGAAGATTTAACGGAACTTCAGTTTTAGAAACTGCAAGGTTTGATGATTCAGGTAATTTTGGTATAGGAACTTCGAGTCCTTCAGAACCTTTACATGTTAACGAAGGAACAGGTGGAGTATCTACAACATTATTATTACAAAATAGTTCTGCATCTGTTGATGGCAGAGGAACAAATCTAACTTTTAAAAGTTCAAGCACAGAGATTGGTCAAATACAATCTAAAACATCTTCAGATGCAACAAGTGGTATTTTAGCTTTTAAAACTGCAAGTTCAGGCACACTTTCAGAGCAGATGAGAATAGATAAAGATGGAAATGTTGGTATCGGAACT